AGACTTTTGCCCGTCTAGGTGGCTTTTAGCGCTGGCAACTTGCTCTTTAAGCGCTAATTTTTTTCTTCTTATTTCCCTATCATCATCCACATCCTCATCGTAAGTAAATGTGTCTTCTACTAGGAAGTTTATTTCCTCACTATCCAAGTGGGGTTTAGTTTGTTTGTAATATTCTCTCAAGATATCTTGGTCGTCAAGCTTACTGTAATCTTGGTTCAGCTGCACGTAGTCATTTATATCCCCACCGGTCTCACTCATGAAATCCACTAATTTTTGGATGTTCTCAGGTAGAGCTTCTCCCGTAGCCTCAGCTTCAGCTATAGCTTCTATAACCTGTTCTTCTACCTCAATGACTTCTTCTTCGGTAATCTCTTCTAATACTGTAGTTTCTTGTGTTTGAACTTCCGGCTGTACTTCTTCTTGTTTTTGTGTGGCGTCGGCATTTTCAACGCCATCAACCACTCCGCTGTTGTCAGCGTCACTTTCTTTAGTTTCATCTTCCTTTGGTGTTGGGGGTTTTGAGAGATCTATTTTAATAACACTGTCATCGCCAGCGCTATCAAAGTTAGTCTGCTCTACTTGTGTAGTTTCTTCAACTACTTCTTCATTTTCTTCCATAATATAATATAATAATTAATAAATCCCTATTTAGGGTTGAACGCATTTAAATTGAAATCCCCACTTAGTATATCATTACCTGAGGACTCAAAGTTTTTAGGTGTTCCCGCGTTGTTTCTTTGGTCAATCAACTCACTTTGTTGACTCGCCTGTATCTTAGTTCTTTGGTCTTTACGATCTTCCTTCTCTCTATCTCTATTAGCTAGCTCGCTAGTGTCATTCCCTTTTAACTGCATGTTGTAGTCAAACTCCACTTTCATCAACTCTTTCTTGAGATTAGCTTCTGCCTGCTGCTCTTGCATTTTCAGTTGAGATTTCATTTGCTCCAACTCCATGGTAGTTTGTGATATCGCCTGGTTTTTTTGTATTTCAGATTGAGCTGCTGCTTGAGCTGCTTGCTGATTTATCTGGCCTTGTTGTTCCATGTTCTCTTTCTGAGTTTTCTGATCTTTTTCCATCTTCTTCTTCCTACGAAGCTTTAGAAATTGATTTGCAAGTTTTAAATTCCTAACGTTCCTTACATCTATCGCATCTTCTAGATCTATAGTTTGCTGTTGCAAAGCTACTTGTATGTTGTTCTCTAATAACTGCTTCTCCTCCTCGTCTGGTTGTAATTCTATAAATACACCAAAGTCATGTAGGTGAAGTCCCGACATCTCTTCCAGCGTAGCTATATTACTAGCTCCAATCGCTTGGATGAAAGCGTCTTTTGTTGGGGAGTATTCTATAATATCAGATATCCTCAAAGATAAACACTCAGCTGTTTCTGCTGTTAAGAATAACCCAGCTTGTAGTATGTGTCTAGTTGCTGTATTTGAATTCGCCGCTGCCAACTTCTGAACCCCAACTAAAGCATTAGCATCTGGAGTACTTCCATCTCTAGCTTCGTTGAGTCCAGTTACATCTCTTATCATTTGTAGGTAGTAGTTGTATGTACCAATCAAAGCTTGCATTTTATTACCACCAGATCCAGACGTTATCTCTTGGATAGGTACTTTGCCTGGATTCATGTCACCATCACTAGTAAAGCTCCTTCCGATAACAGATCCTGTTTGGAAGTACATGTTTAAAGCTTCTTGTGGGTTATAGTTTGTTCCGTTACCTAAATCAATCTCAGCCAAACCGTCTGCATCTAAATAGACACCGTCAGGAACCATTCTAGACATTATTTGTTGCAATTTCAAATGAGTTAACTGGATCATATCAGCGAAACCAGTAACCCTTCTCACAAGTGAATCTATCTTGCCGTTATACATTCTAGGTGCTACTATAGAGTAATTCATTTTTACCTTAGTAAAATTACTCTTAGGTCTCATCATATTTTTAGCTAGCTCCCACTTAAGTAGCTTCTCAGTACCTAGTATCATGGCTCCTTCATAAAGACACTCTATAGACCTTAGCATTCTACCATAACCTCCTTCTTTGTCCTCTGGCGGATTATACTGGTCATCTCTCGAAATAATTTTATCAGCACCCGAAGCTGTCTCCTTAACCTTGTAAACCTCATTCATGTAGGTTTTGTAATTGAAGAACACTACTTGGATTGTGTTAGCGTCATCCCCACTGTTCTGTCCACGCTTACGAGTAGCAGAGTTGTTCGCTAGGATTTCCTCTAAATCCTCAGGCGTTAAGTGTGGAAATTGCTTAACCAATTCATTTACTGGAATATTCTTAGTCTCACCAACGTAATATATATCATCAAAATAAGGTGAGTCAGTACGAGAATACACTAAGTTAGCTGGGTCAACATAATCAATAACAACTCCCTCAGAAGTGTTAAAAGATGTTTTAACAGCTCCAATACCCAAAACAGTTAGATCATAATAGAATTGCTTTTTAATTAATTCGTAGTTATTACCATCAAACAAAGTATTAAGGGCTTGTTCTTCGGCTATCTCTATAGACTGCTTGTACGTTAATTGCATGTGGAGGTTTAACTCCTCTTTATTCTCTGGTAACTCCTCTCCTTTTAAATTACTGCTAGAAGCGTCTACGCCTAAAGCAGCGGCTTGATCTATGAATGGCTTTGCTTTTATATCATCAAGAACGCTCTGCATATAATCAGTTCTCTCTTTAACACCAAACGGATCTTGTGAATAAGCTTTGATATCGTAAGTTCTCTCAGTTATACCGTTGACAACTATATCTACGAACTTAGAGATAATTGGAACAGGTTTCCAATCTAAATTAAGATAGGACAAATCACCGTTGATCGATAACTCATCCTTATACTTTTGAACAGATTGCTCGCCTCGAGCGTACAATCTTAAATTATGAAAATCGTTGTGGTTAGATCCATACCTACTAGAACTACCGTCGCTATTGAACCATTCTTGCTCTATAGCTTTACCTACTTTTAACCCATACTCATAACTTAACTTCTCAGCATCGCTAACTGTTTGACTTGGGAAATAATTTTTAATGCCAGACTCTGCCATATTTATTACTTGATTATTTGTGAATTGTTTCCAGTGTTTGAATATCTAGAAACGTTTATATTTAATTTGGGTTTTTCAACCAGTGCATTTGGTCTATATAAATGCCTGTTGTTAGCCATGATAGCTAACCCAGAACTTATAGATGCATCGTGCTTTGTTCTTTTGTTTATATCGAACTTCGTCCAATCGTTTAGAAGCTCATTGAAATAAATATCTCCATGAGTTCCATCCTGCTTAATGCCTACGTGATCTTGAATATACATCTCGATCGCAGCGGCATGTGCTTGTTTTATGTCCTCACTTGAATTGGGTATCCCACCAACTTCTTTTTCCGCTACAGATAACTTGTTCCATAGCTTATCCGGTCTATTCATACTAAACCCTCTGTATCCTCTTCGCCTTAAATAATACAATAGACGTGGTTTATTGTTCTCTGCTAATATTGGCATCCCGTAAAAGATTAAAGCCATTAGAACATCTTCAAAGAACATCTCGGCTGTTGGAGGTCTTGATAGGTATTCTAAAAAGAAACTGTTAGCCGGAGCATCTTCCATTGAGAATTTAGTTAACCCGTGTAAAGCTCCTTTAGATCCAACTCCATCTACTGTCCCCGATATATCGTAACTATCACATCCGAAAGAACCCATATGCTCATTGCCCGGGTGTTTAATACCATTCTTTAGCACGACATTGTTTTGTAATTGTTGAGGCGGAACCCAGCTAACTTTAAACCTACCTTTTCTATCTGGATAGAATATTACTTGGGAATCTTTGATTCCATCCACCCATTGGAAATTACCTTGAGTAACTCCTAAACTGCTTTTCATCTCCTCGTTATAATCTATCTGCTCGTACAACTTAACGAGATTAAATATACTTCCTTTTGTCTCATCTCTAAAAGCATGCTCTGTTGTCCTTGGGAACTGACGGTAAAATTCATTTAATCCATCTGAATCATCCTTTAAACCATCAACTTCATTCTGCCAATTATCTATTACACCTACGTCTATTAATTCACCGTCTGGCGCGAATCTATCGATATCAGGAGTAGTAAAGACTGGAACTCCGTACTCGTCAATAAATCCTTCGTAGTTCCACTCCATTGGGATAAAAAGAGAGTATAAGCCAGACTTTGTCTGACCATTTCTATTTCGTTTTGTGACATCTGATGAGTTGTATAATTTCTTAAAGTTCTCCCCTCCTTTATCCAAAGCATTTGATGTTGATCCCATCATACACTTACCGATAATTCTCGATCCTAATCTTAAACAAGTTTTTGTAACTCTCCAGTTATTTAGTATGTTATCTGGTCTCTCCCACTTACCACTCTCATCATGCACTAGTAGTGCTAATTTCTCACCATCATAACTATTGTCTCCAGTGTTCTTCCAGTCAATCGTTGTATCTAGTCCTTGTATGTCTTCTAACTTCTCATTCGCCGTGATCTTCTTTCTAGTAAACTTACTAGCGGGTACACGATAAGCAAGCTCGGATTTTGGGCGATCCATACCATCTTGTACAGGTTTAAAAAAGAATGGGTAGTTAATTGATATAGGGACAACTTTGTCGGTAAACATTTTTTTAGCATCAGCTCCAGATTTAGATAAGATTCCATATCTACTATCACTCGCAAGAGTGGCTAAGTTAACTGTTTCTGCTGACGACATAAAAGAAAATCCAGATCTTCTATTTTTAAGGTAACACATACCATAACATCTTTTATCAGCTTTACAAGCTTCCCAGAATATAAAGAACAATCTGTTTGCTTCTCTAAAGTCAGGCGCTCCAACATCAATCTTACTCCATTGCAAGTACATATACTGAGTACCTGTTATCCAAACTGGTTTACCATCATTTGTAAACCAAAAACCTTCTTCTCTCCTCCTAAACTCCTCATCTATATAATCGTGCCATTGGTCCTTTTGATCCTCTGGGTAAGCACGCCAATCAAAGATGTTCTTTAAGCGCTCCAATTCCTTCGGTTGAGCAAATCTAACCCATTTATCCTTCGCATCCTTATATACATCCTTAGGCGCCTTAGGTAGAGCGATGACTAGGTTTTGTATCTCTATGATTTCCCCTATCTGACCACTGCGAGAAAGCACGATTAAATCATGTTCTTTATCATACCCGTACTTCCACTTCTTACCCTTATTCATTCTGTGGATAGTAGTGTTCTTTATCGGTTCAACCGTTTTTACTAATGTTTGTTCGTAGATCATTTAGATCTACCTTCAGCGAATCCTTTAAAGGTTTTATCCTTCACGTCTTCTATTACTTTTCCTTCCAACAAGTTCTCCTCCTCTTCAATCCTATTAAGTATTTCAAATGCATCGAATATAGCTAGTTTTTTTGAAGCGGCGGCGTTCTTTAGCTTGTCAGCTGTTAAATCGTCCTCAGAGTCTGTTACAATAGCTTCTTTAGCTACCTTGATTAACTCCTCCACCGCTTTGTGCCCAGCTAGGATTATACTCCTCTTCGTTTCCTTGATGTTCATATTTGATTGTAATAAAATTAGATAAAACTCGATATAGTCTCTCGCCATCAACGATAAACTCGTATTCACTACTTGGTCTAAAACCAACTAGATCGTTTACTTCAACTGTACCGTCAGAATATTTGACGATGCCTTGTAGTGGTTTTTCAGATTCAACGTTAAATTGATCTGTAGCCTTTAGTGGAGCGACGAAGCAATACCCTTTAGGGCAAATCCACTTCCCGTCTCTCTTGTATAAAAAGATTTGATCTTTGGCTATGAAGTAAGTGGACTCGTTAAAATAGCTCCTACTATTCTTCTCCTCACCCCTTACGTTGTGCCATCTCCTAAAAACATTGTGATGTACTAAGACGGTGTCACCAGCCTTGATTTCCGCATGACCAACAATCGGGGTTGACACGACAACAGCTTCTCTATTGACATACTGATGATTGTGAATCTCAGTATTTAAGATTAGCTCTCCACCATCTAGTTTCTTGGTGTTATTGTATCTCTCTCCTCTTGGCGTCACAACAAAGTCGTGGACACTTTTCATTAGTATTCGAGGTTGTATTCAACTGACACTGCCATGTTCTTGTTAAAATCCTTCCAAGGCAGTACGTCGTTCTTTTTCTTAATGTAGATAGAGAATTTTGTTTCTCCTTCTATAATATCGCATATAGTATGACCACCATACACTTCTTGCCCCACGGCATAGTGCATAGCGTCATTCTTATAGTTTGCTCCGATACTAATCTTTCTTATCAGCTTCGCCATTTTCCGAGTAGTT